TGAGTAGGTGAATCAACCACTAACTCTTCTACAGAAGTCACTTTAGGTTCAGGTTCTGCAGATGTTTCGTGAATTTCTTCTACTTCAGGAAAATCTTCTATAGGTGATGTAGTAACGACAGGTGGTTGTTTAGCAACACGGACGATAGGATTATCCAACCCAAGTTCTTTTCTACGTTGGTTGATTGCAATATTAACACCGATAGTCAATATAACAGCTAAAGGGTCAAATGCGAATATAATTAATATTATCATCCACTTTGTAGCATCATCGGTTTCTGCTGAGAATGCTTTGGCAATGAATATAATAGGTCCAGTGTGTACTTCGCTTATTAATTTCTGTTGTTTAAGGTCAGAAATCTTTGTTATTTTTTCACCAATTTGTTTTGTATATAAATCTATATCGCTTCGTAACTGTTTTAATTCAGGTCCAAAAGACTTTAATAAACGCTGCCTACCTGTAATATAATTATTAGGAAGTGATGCAATATCATTATCTATTTGTCTTCTTCTTTCTAGTCTTTCTTTTTTGAAAGTTTCCAACTCTGCTCGTTCTGATTCAAGTAATGCAATTTGTTGTTCTTGTTGTTTTAGCGGCAATGTGTCTTGTTGATATCCCATTGAAAGGAAACCAAATATACCTGCTGAGGTGATTAACATTAGTATAAGGATTGCTGAGATCAAGTATAGTTTCATCGCAGTTGATATAACATCACGGTAGCGATATACATATGAAGCAGCAACTAATTTTCCTGCTTCAAGAGATGAACCCATTAATACAACAGGCCAAAAAATACCGGAAAAGATTGCGGCTAGACCATAGATACTAAAAAATGCTGCAGTGCCAGCAATTGATAGTGTAGTTAAGATAAGAATTATAATGAACGCCATACAGTATCTCCGTTAATTGGTTTCTTTTTATTTATGGGTTTAAAAACCTAGAGATATAGTATGTTGTTATATTTAAGATGGAATTTCTTCGGAAACAAGCATGACTTTACTGATATCTGTTTTCCATACATTCAGATCATCATTCTTCACGCCTTTTGTCCACATCAATGGTTCTACTAATATGTACGTACCCTTTTTAACATCTTCTTCAGGAACTTCTGGTCCAACAGCTAACACTTTAGCCCAACGAGCTTCTTGTGTTGAGTTATCAGTTGTTGCTCCAATCTTAAATCCCCAGTCGGTTTCTTCGCGGAAAAATCCTTTCTTGAACTCATCAAGAAATACGAAAAGTATGCCATCAAATAGTGGTGTTAACATTTATTTTGTCTCTTCATTATTATCTGTTATAGTTGGTTCTACTTCAACTTCAACTGTTTCAACTTGTTTTTTAATTCGCTTAACACGTCTGCGAAGCTTTCTATCAATAAAATCTTCACGCTTTTTAACATCAGTTGTCTTTGGAGTTGAGGCAATTTGTGCCTTAATTTTCAAAAGGTCAAAATCAATAATTTCACCCTTTGCACTTCTTGTCTTCTTAGGCATTTTGTTCTCCTATATTTTATTATTTAGTTCGCAGAAAATCAGTTATGTCAAGATCATACAGGACACTATCAACATCGTGTACACCTATCAAGTATAACACATATGAAGAAACACTACTTCCTCTGCCAACACCCCACACTACCTTCTTTGAATCTAGGGTATTTATGATATAAATTATTGTGCGGAGAACATCATACAAACATAAGCTATTATACAATGATAATTCATTTGAAACTCGTTTTGCACGAGTATTCCATTCATCATCTGGTATGCCTTCACATTGATCTACAAATTTATCAACAACATATTCGTGCACATTAAGATTTTTATATTCCTCGGGAATATTCCACGAAAAATCTAATTCTCTGACATCTTCCTTAATGCTAATTTGTTCTTCAGATGAAACAAGTTGGTTAAACTGTTTAATATCTGCAGTAATTTCATCCGCAAACAATCCATCAGTAGAACCACCAAGTTGAATCAGTTGAGATAGTTTTGAACTACTGAATGTTGAGTCACCATCAAACCACAGTGTACGATTTTTGAGTTCAGTATTATTCGTATGCACTCTTGTAATCGCCTTTAGAAGTATCAATATCTGGTGTCTTTACTTGATGTTGTCCTTTAGCCATTGGTGCATTTGGACTCATTTCAACAGGCGCAACAGGCGCTGCAATATAATCAAGCGAACTGCCTTGAGATTGTACAGGTGCTGGGGCATGTGTTGGTATACGTGCGTATGTTGGTGGAACCTCTGTGATTTCTTCTTTAACTGCTTCAATTAAGTCAATCTTGTTGCGAATTTTTTTCCATTGTTCAGATGTGGGTACCCAATCGTCCCCTTGCATTTCTTCAACTCCTTCTAACCACGAGCGGAAGTTTTCAAGTGTAGTCTTTTTTGATCGTTTCTTGCCTGCCATATTCTTATCTCTTATTTGTTTTTGTTATAATTGCTATTGATGAAGTTACTTGGTTACCATTACCATCTGTGAATGTTGGAATATTGTTTGGTAATTCAACTGCGCTTGTACCTGTCCATGTTGGCCATGTTGTTGGATATGTTGGATACGTACCAGGAAATACTGGTGTTGTATCTGGCCATGCTGGTGCAGGATAGATATCAGGATGTGGATATGATGGTACATATGGAGCGTATGGCGATGGAACGGTAACAATTTCTTTTTCAGGTATTACTTTGTTTATCATACGTTGAATTAAAACCCAATCTCGTGCATTGGGAGTACCTTCTTTCCCCTGAAGGAAACCAGACATCCAAGCCTTAAATTCATCAAATGTTATTGTTTCTTGTGTTTCAAAAATCTCCGTATCACCCATCATACTCTCCTATGTCAATATATCACCGACTATCAGTTCTTTCAGATATTTATTATAAGTATCTGATGGCGCTACATTGATCCATTCACCAGGTCCGATCGGGTGGCAAAGCATCTGATGTTTGTTTAATGAAGGGGCAACATGTTGGTATTCAGGGGTATAATCAATTACTGTAATTCCACCTGGTACAGACGCATTAATATCGGGGCCGCCGACCAATGCTGTGAATTCTCGTCCAGCGAGATTGCCAACTTCCACAATATCCAATTGTTGTGTTTCTTCTGCAAATACTAAAATATTCCAGTTTGATGGAACATTAAACTCAAACCCACGAATACGAAGAGTTACAGATGGACTAACAATTTCTTCAAGAACGAGGAGAGGAGTTAGCGTATAGTCAAGTATAGAGAGATCCAATACCCAGAAATGATCTGTTAGTGTTGGAGCATAAATGCTTTCTAAAATTATAGCTTCGGAATGGTCATCAAATATTAACATACAGTACTCTTTTTATTATTATCTTTATATTATACACACTTTTATACAAATGTCAACTACTCAGTGTATTTAACTTTTCTTTTCTTGTGTGGGTATTGTGCTTCATTATAAAACTTGATTCGTTCTCTTAAATGTTTCTTACCATACTTGATATCTGTGCATATATCCGTCACATCAACATGATCTTTGTCCGGTGCTTTTCTTAATCCACGACCAATGGTTTGAATAACCCTAATAAAAGATTTCCCTACATCAATAAACATTAGGTTAAATATACGTTTAATATTTAAACCAACGCTGGCAATTTGAACAGTTGCAATTACAACGAGATTGTCATTTTCCTTAAATAATTGATAGACTTCTCTTCGTGCTTTCTTTTTATCTTTACCATGAACAAATATCGCACCTGGAATTATTTTCGCTAATTTTTTACCAAAAGAAACACCATCAACTAAACAAAAAACATTCCCTTTACCCATATCTCGTTTGGCTTCAATATACATCTTAATCCATTCAAGACGTTCTTCGTTAGTTTGAAGATATCTTTTCTCGGCAGTGTACTCAGGAAAGTATGAATCTTTAAATTGGATGTATGTTAATTTCTTATTTTCCGCTTTTAATATTGGTGACATCTCTTCATATTCTTGAAGGTATCGTTCATATTGTTCCGTAAAATCTTCTTCAAGCTGCATAATATCAATATGCAGGCTTGCTAACCAACCTTGCTTAATTAACTCATGAGCTGGAATAGTATATTGAACATCACCAACTGCAATACGGACAGCCATTGCATCTGTATCTGCTTTTGGAAGTGTTCCAGTAAGTCCAAAACGATATAATATACCTTTACCATGATCATTAAGGATCTTTGTCAACACTTGACCTTTTAGTCCATGACATTCATCAACCACTACTAATTGAAATTCGGTAATTATTTTAAGATTATTCTGTAAGGCTTGCCAAGTAGACACAACATGCTGATGTTTAATGTCTTTACAATCACCACTATACTCACCAGTATCTAATCCAAAGAAAATAAACTCTGCCTTTGTTTGTTCAATTAAATCTTGGTTAGGAACAATCGTAATAGTTTTCAATCCTAACTTGCCATATGAATCAACTAATGCTGCATTCATAATTGTTTTACCAGCACCTGTACCAGCTAATCCAATTCCGCCTGCGTTAGTAATCAATGCATTGACCATATCAACTTGGTATGGACGAACCTCAATTGGCTCACCAGTTTCTGGATCGGTAATATGAGAAAAGTAATCTTTATCTATTAATGGTGGAGTAGTTCCTTTGCCTAATCGTTGATCTACTAACTCAATACTATAACCAAGAGCAGTAACTTTTGGGATAATTTCATTTAAGAGATAGGTATAAGTCTTGCCGGTACTATGGAAATAGCGAATTTTTCCATCCCAAGAGCCTAATTTAAACTTTGGATTGAAAAAATAGTTAGGAGCGAAGCGAGCATACTCTTCATAGAAATACATTATGTGGTCTGGGTGCAATCCTACCAATACACAATTTACTTCATCAAGGAGTTTTACTTTAACAGTTCTAGATTGTGACATCTTCAAGCGCAGCGACACGAATTTTTGTTATATTGTTGAGGGCATATCCGCGTGACTTAAATGCTTCTACAACTGCACTATATTGATCATGTACTTCTTTTACTTCAAGGTATATCTCAAACATTTTCAAGTATGCTTCTTCATTATCAATGTACTTATCTTTTGCTCGGTCAGTTAGTTCACGAGAATATGTTTCTGTATAAGACTTGAATAATTTACCACGAACTCTATTAATTTGTCCTTCATAATATTTGACAAGAGTATATAATTCAATTCTTCGTTGATCATAATAACTCTGCCATGCTGGTTGCTCACTATTAGCATGTTCAAGGTTTTTACCTTTTATTTCAAGTTTATCTTCAAATCCACCAAGCGCAGTTTCATAATTTGCTAATATAGTTGGCAAATTAATACTATCTTTACCAAGATCGTTAATTATACTCAATGTACTTTACCATTATCAGTGTTAAGCAATATCTGTCGTATCTGTTCATCAGATAAATCTTCTGTGTCAAAACCTATAATAGTTGACATTGCTCGTTCTATTTTACTAATATTTTCTGTAGCTTCTTCAAGGTCAGCAAAGTCTGCTTCGGAAAATTCATCAAGGAATTCTCCTGAAAGATCATCAATTGTTGTGTAATTCATTTGTTTTTTGTCTTCAAAGAAGTTGACAATATCTTCTGCACTTCCATTTTCAACTAAATCAAATGGAATACCGACACGAATGATCCTTTTAAATACCTCAACGTTATCTTCTGTAATATGAAGTTCACGTCCATCTTCTAATTGTATTCGTTCACCAAGATCCAGTCTGATTGCACCAATTAATGTTAGTAATTCTTCTTCTGGTTCAAATTGTACGTCTTCCCATTCCAGAGTTGAAGATTCGTCCTCCGATAATGCTTGGAGGACGCCTTCTGTTACATTTGGTATGGAGTCTAATATCAGATCAGTAATATGTCTATACTGAGTTAAACGTCTCTCAAATAGATTCTTTAGATCTGCCATTATTCTTGCTGTTCCCATACAAGATCTTGAATATCCATAAGAAGTTTAGCTGCAAATTTAAGATCAGGCTTTTTACGAAGTTTAGTGTTCTTATACCAAACTTCACGTACTTCCTTATCCATTTCTTCTGCATACTTTACAACTTCTTCATACGTCCAAGCACCCGCACGAATACTCAACAGTTCCTGAGCATCAGGTCGCCTAACAATAAGCTCTCCATCACGAAGTGCTTCTACACCCATACGAAGTAGACGCACAAGATGCATTGCATGCTTAGTATCGTAACCGAACTGTTCTTCAAGTTCACTACGAGCTTCGTTACGGTTCTTTTTCCAAGTCCAGTACTGCTTGTGTCTTTCTTTAGCAAGGTTATATTCTTCCTTGTTAAATTTCACAACAAACAACGGATTCTTTCTTGCATCTCGCCACGCTAAATGAAAACCATACTTACCAAATAAACCGGTGCCTAAGTTTTCGTTTTCATCAAAAGTGATATTCAATGTAAAGTCATCAGAGAAAGTGCTATATCCTTTTAGTTTAGTAACACCAAAAATATTTGATCCATATGGAACCAAACGATACCCATTTCGGTAATCGTTTAAATCAATCTTCATTACTTTACCTTTTGTAAAGTTTTGAACTAACGATACAAAATCAATTTGACGAGGTGGTTCAACTGACTGAGGATTATTAATCCATTTGTTGTGACCTTTAATTCGTTTCAATTGAGCTAACGCATAACCACTTGTAGTGAATGCAATCTTAGAAGAAAGCAAATCATAACGGTGCTCACGTAGAAGATCATAAGCAGGTGTGCGGAATGTAATATCACTATCATCCACCCACAATGTTTCAACAATGTTTGGATTGCAATCCAAACATAGCTTCATAAAATGAGTAAGCTCATACAGTTTAGTATCTTCTTCATCTTGATCTTCACATTCGCGAACATTAAAGAATGGTGTCCGAATGTTTACAGGATCGGCACAGAAAATACCACGAAAGTCTACATCAGAAGTTGGTAGATTCGTTCCATACGCAAGGGAACCTGCATAGTGTTTAACCAGCATGTTATCTCGCATTAATTCTTGTGCGTTTCTAAAACTTTTAATCTGATGCGTTTTCATGTTAATTCCATACGTTATTGTTGATTCAGGATACTATATTATACCCTAAATCAACACTAAAGTCAACAGATATTATAACTTACCTGCCTTTTTCTTACGGCGAGTTTTTGCAGTTTCTTTCTCGTCCATGTCTTCTGCAGCCGTTTCAGATACATTAAGAATTGCATGAGTTTGTTTCTCTGCTTCCATTAATATATCACCTGCGTATTGATCAAATTCTTTAGCATACCAAGATTTATCTTGGCCTGCAACCGCAAGACGAGAACCTTTCTTTACTAAAAGTTTCATACCAACAGCAACATCAATTAATCCAGAATGTGGATCCATTCCTGTGTCGTATGGAACTTCAATTGTTACATTCTGGAAAGGTTTAGTGAAACGAGTTTTGAACCCTTGGCACTTCATACGAATACCTTTAAATTGTCCAACACCCTTATCTTCATCTTTTAATTTCAGTTTAGTTAGCAGGACAATTTGTGAAAGTGAATAACGAACCGCATCACTTACAATCCAGGTTCCTTCACCATTCATTAAATCTTGGTTACGATAAACTTGACAAGTAACAGCCATAGAAACATTCAAGTCTTTAATATCTTGAACGAATGTACGCAACATTGCTTTAAGTTGTTTATTACGTTGACCTTGATCACCTTTTGCAACACCTTTACCATAATGATCTAATTCAGTTTCAGTCATCAACATGTCAAGTGAATCAAGTGCAATGAATACTTGAGGTGCATCTGGATCGTCACCATATTCTTTTTTGTATCCGGATAAGAAAGTTGAAACAATTTTAGTTACTTGAGGAATAGTTGTTACTGCTTTGTAATTATAGTTGTTTTCAACATCAACACCAATCGCAGACATGAAGTGATCATCAAGTGCATTTTCAGAATCAATAGCAAGAATATAAGCACCCGATTGTTGAGCACTTTTTACAAGGTTACCAATAACGAAACTTTTACCAGAACCAGATGGTCCAGCTAAACCTGTGATGCGTCCTTGTGGAACACCTTTCATAAAACTACCAGACATGATTCGGTTTAGTACATAATTACCAAATGAGTACCAGTAGCGAGGTGGTTGAGATGAACCACCGATACCATCAATTTTATCAATGGTCTTTTCAAAATCTTTTAGAAATTGCATAATATTATACTCCTATTATTATAAAGTAGGTTGGGAGGTATTGCGCCTCCCATACTACAATATCGTGATTAAGACTTAGCAGATTTACGATTACGAATTTGAGCGAGAATATCGTCAGCTTCGTCTTCAATAGCACTGTCGGTCTGTTTAGGAGTTTCTTCAACAACAGCAGCAGGTGTTTCTGTGGTGGATGCTGCAGGAGTGGATGAAGATGGGGTGGAACTATCGTCTGAATATTCAGCACCAGTAAGGGCTGCTTCAAGCATTGCTTCTACTTTTTCACGACCTGGATTTCTAGGCAACAATGTTGCAAGGTCAGATAAATCAAGATTAGCTACAATGTCTTCATCAAGGTCAGAAGATTTACGAGCGAATTTAGAACCTACAGCGTATGTAGCGTATTCACCTTGTTGTGTCTTCTTAATGATAAAGTTGCAACCACCGTCATATGCGAATGGTACTTCGTCAAGTTCACCACTTTCAAATGCTTCTTTAATAACATTGAAAAGCTGATATCCAAGCGCTACATAACGAACTTTATCTTCGTGTGTTTCACCTGTAGTTTCATCAGCTGGAAGTGGATCATCAACGATAAGAGCTTGTGCAAGGTGTTGTTTTTTCTTCCAGTACTTCTTACCATTTGTTTTATCTTCTGCTTTATAATAGGCAGATGAAACAGCACAAACAGGACAGTCTTCACCGTACATAGAAAGACATGGAACAGATTTACGGTCACCATTAATTTCAAGATTATGCATTACTTTTTCAACCAGGAAACCGAGTGGATTATCGGAATTTGAATCTGGTAAAAAACGGATGATTGCTTGTTCGCCAACTTTCATATTCCAAAAAGGATAGTAGTTGTTTGGCATGTTTGCACCTTCGGTGCGTTCTGGGGTTTTAAAAGCGGATTTTAGTTGGTCAATAGATAGAGTCATGTTGTTTCTCCTTTCTCTTCTTATTATTATTCTCTTCTGAGATTTATTTCACTTCTGTTCAAATAAAGGGTATGCAATGCATTTACCTTTTAAGTCAGAAACCCTTTCCCTGACTGGATGCTTTGAACACTTATGGAGCATACCACAACCATATAAAAGAGTCAACGTTTATGTTTTCTCTTACTTCTATTTATGATAAATGGTTAAAAGGTTAACAATTAATATTCATCATTTAGGTGTTATACTAGATAGAATTAGAATCCTTCGAATGTGATGCTCGCCGTATCAGATGCAAAGTCCCCTGTAATAGCGTCAGTCACTGTTAGCTTGACTGGGTATGTCTGTCCACCACCTGAAGATGCTTCCCACATTAGTGGTGAATAATTTGTAGATGTGGTAGGTCCACCATCTGAATCAAATTCAACATCCGTATTTGTATTTGGAACATTCTCCCACAAGTAAGTGTAAGAACCTGAACCACCAGTGATGGTGATTGAACCACCAGTTTCTATTATATTCTCTCCAAATACGTCACTTGTTGGATCAGTAAGAACTACCGTAAGTGGTGCGAAATTAAAATTTAATGTGTTTGCATTTAACGTAATCGCAATATCAGCTAGTGTACCATCTTGTGTTCCTGGTGCGACAATCGTGACTACGTCACCAGGTAATATCGTTACTGATGATGGTACTGGTGAACCTGTGTATGCAAATACACCAACGTCTGATGTTGCAAAGGTAATGCTCATTACAGATATTCCATCAACTTGCACATCAAAAACAGCAGAGCCTGTTGAGGCAACTCCTGATTTGGCCTGATGTTTTGAT